TAAATAAAGTTGTTGCGGATCATGAATCCCGTGGCTGGGTTAGAGCAAGTGAAAATAAAGAATATATCTACGGATTGGGGTGTCTGGTGGTTTGGGACAAACAATAACTGATAAGGGCATTCTCGAAAAAATTGAGAGGTTATTAAGGGATTATAGTTGGATGGTCCGAGAGATACACCGACTAGAAAAGAGCTTATATGGTGGCGGTTCTACAGGAAGAAGTTGGGGTGTTGCACAATACGGCTTGGAAGCAGCCATGCCAAAAGGAAGTGGTGGAATAAGCAAGGTGGAGTTGGCAGCAATGGATGAAAGAGAAGAACGCATATTTAAGCGAATTAAAAAATTGTCTATGAAAGTAGAAGCTGTGGAATATGCAGCTGAACACATTGAAGGCGAAATACACAAGGTAGTTTTTGATTGTATGGTTGAAGGAATGAGCTATCGAGAAATATCTAAACATCTAGGTGTTTCACGTACCAGGGTAAGCCAGATCAAAACGGAAGTTATGAACCAAATAAGCCGATTAGACCAAATTAGACAAGTGGTGAAAAATTAGTGGACTTTGATTTAAAATGGGAGGCAGGACGGCGCGGAAGTTTCCCCCCTCTCTTCCTGCGAATAACGTCAGAGCGTCACCTTTCGGTGGCGTTTTTTGTTGTTCATTGCAAACTGTCTCAGCGTAAGTATCTTTAGAGGTTTCAAGGACGCTTGTAATCTAAAGCAGAGGGGACAGTTTGGAGTGAATAACGGTAAGGGGTGAAGCTGATGACAGTGAAGAAGACACAGCAGGAACCTACAGCGAAGAATAATACTAATAAAGAAAAGTTGAGCACAAAAGAGATTAAGGAATTAATGGGTATGGGTAGACCAACTTACAAACGCCATAGAGGTGCTATAAAACAAAAATAGCTTGTATAAGAATAATTAAGTTAACATAACAAGCGCACTATCATACAATGTAATATAAAAAAAAGAACGGGTACACCACTACCCGTTCGAAGTAATTTACTATGAAAAACTAACGGAAAAACGGATTGTGATAATAAAGAGATATATCGCAATTTCAAGCGTTGTAATCTTCATACGAATCCTCCTTTCTGTATTGGGATATTGTATGTAAGAAGGAAAAGTTTTGATATTCAAGAACATCTCTCGTAGGTGTTCTTTTTTTATGGAGGCGGTGAGGATGTAGTGAAACTGACCGAAAAGCAAAAGAGATTTGTGGATGAGTACCTAATTGACCTAAATGCAACAAGAGCATATAAGTCAGCTTATCCCACTGTTAAAAATGATGAAACTGCTGCTAGTGCAGCGGCTAGGATGTTAAGAAATGTTAAGGTTGAAAAACACATCGATGAACGGATGAAAGCCAGAGAAAAACGAACTGAGATTACGCAGGACATGGTTCTTCGACGTTGGTGGGATATTGCTAACGCTGATCCAAACGAATTGATACAATTACGCCGTTTGAATTGCCGATATTGTCACGGAATCGACCATGAATATCAATGGCAAGATAAGAACGAATACCAAAAAGCTGTTAGTAACGCAATAGCGCAGGCCGAAATAGAAACACAAGAGAACGGAAATATGATCGAACCCAACATTCCTACTGATGTGGGTGGTTATGGCTTTGACCGTTTAGCAGACCCTGACACTGATTGTCCAAAATGCCGAGGGGAAGGGAATCCAGACATTTTTCTAGCAGATACTAGGAAACTGGAACCAAAATCAAAAATGTTATATGCCGGAATAAAGCAAACACAAGCTGGTATTGAAATTAAATTTCGGGACCAAGATAAGGCACTAGAAAATGTGGCGCGGCATCTTGGCATGTTCAAGGACAATACTAATATCAATCTTACTACCAATCAAAAACTAGAAGATTTCTTCAAGTGATGCCCATGAAAGCAATTGATATTATCAATAAACGGCAAGAACTTTGGAAATCTCATCAGAACATTGACCAGGATAAAATGTATGTAGGTGCAGCAGCTGACTACATTATCAGTGAAAATGGAGCATCAATCCGCCAAGAAATAAAGGACAATCCTGAATATCTAATCGAAATGGCATTCTGTATCGTTGATAAGAATCAACAAACAGTGCCTTTTTTTATTAACAAGGTTCAGTGGAAATTTTTAAAGACGCTTAACCAGGCAATTAAGGATTTTAAAATAGGCAAACGGCTGCATCTTAAATTTCTAATCCTCAAAGGACGACAACAAGGATTTACATCCATCATCACAGCTTATCAATTGGCCTGCAGCATCACACAAAAAAACTTCGCTGGTTTTACGCTTGCTGACAATAGCGATAATACCATCACAATTTTTACCGATAAAGCTAAATATCCTTTTGACAACCTTCCAGATGCTTTGCAACCATCCATTAAATACAATAACCGCAAAGAATTTCACTTTGAGGCATTAAACAGTCGGTGGAGGGTGGCGACAGCTGGGAGTAAAGATGTCGGCCGTTCTAAAACGTTAAACTTTTTTCATGGGTCGGAGGCAGCCTTTTGGGAAAGATTACGTGAGATTTTAACGGGTTTAAATCCTGCCTTGACCAAAGACTCCATTCAGGTGTTAGAGAGCACAGCCAACGGCTTTAATGAGTTTAAAGAGTTGTGGGATTCCGATAATAACTGGGAAGGTCTTTTCTATGAGTGGTGGGAAACGGATGAATACCGTCAGTCATTTGAGAGTGATCGGCACGAACAAGAGTTTAAGCAAAATGTATTAGCGGCTAAAAAAGGTGTAAAGGATGCTCACTCTCAAATGTGGGCATTTTTTCGTTGTAAATGGTTGATAGAGGATGTTGGGCTGGATTGGAGTCAGGTCTATTGGTATTACAACCAATGGAAGGATTACAAAGAGGATATTAAACAGGAATATCCTTGTACGCCAGAAGAATCATTCTTAGCTACTGGTAAACCTATATTTGACATCGAGCAAGTCACACAGCGCAAAAAGATTACTGATGATAGGCAGCCAATTAAAGTCGGTCGCTTTACCTATGAGTATGTGGCTGAAAAGATTATCGACCAATCCATTAAGTGGGTAGACGATGATAGTGGACCAATTGCCCTATATGAGGATGTCAAAACTAATTATCCGTACGTCATTGGTGGAGATACGAGCGGTGAGGGTTCTGACTTCTTTGCGTCTCACGTTCTGGATAATACAACGGGCAATCAAGTTGCGGTGGTCCATCATCAATATGACGAGGATTTATATGCCAAACAGATGTACTGCCTTGGTAGATACTACAACACGGCATTGATCGGGATTGAGGTTAACTTCTCTACATATCCAAACATGGAGCTTTCACGGTTAGGATATCCCAAGATGTATGTCCGTGAGGTGCCAGACACGTTCACAGGTCAGGTGCAAAAGAAATTTGGTTTCCGGACTACAACAATTACACGGCCAGCTATTATTGCCAACCTGGTAGAAGTTGTCCGGGACCATATCGAGTTGATTAATGACAGCAGAACGTTAGGTGAAATGATTACTTTTATAAAAAATGAAAACGGAAAGCCAGAGGCACAGGAAGGCAAGCACGACGATTTAATAATCTCCCTTGCTATCGCTCATGGAATACGTGACCAACAAGCCTACACGGTTAGTACGGCGGCAAAATTTGATATAAGTAAGCTATCAAAAGATTTACAAGACGATTACTGGAAAGCACCATCAGACATGCGTAACTATTTGCTGAAGAAATGGGGTTTGATTAAATAATGGATACCTGTCCGAAATGCCAATCGTTATTACAAATTGGAACATCCTATATGACGTTTGAAAACGACGATACACCAGATAAACCCACAGTCGCATACACCAATCTGCCGATGATCTGCTTAAACAAAGAGTGCGAGGATTATGGTGGGGAGAATGTCTTCAAACCTCGTGTTGTCGTGGAAACTGTACGGAATAAGGTGAACTAATGAAACTATTCGATAAGTTAAAGAAGTTAGGTGGTGACATCGTGGACCAATTTACACCGGAAGAGGACAAAACCCTACGAAAATGGAAAAATAAGCTTGAAACAGCGCTCACGTCGTTTGATGGTGGAATCATAGACGAACGTGAACAGATTTATCTAGGCTCTAGGGCATTGGATGTAAACGTCAATAGCAAAGGTACTCCAACCAAAAAAGCAAATAACATTTATAATATTGTATTTGAGATGGTCGAGTCACAAGTAAATTCAATCATTCCACAGCCTGCCGTAAAGAGTAAGCGCGAGGGCTTTGAAGAACAGGCCAAGATGATTGAAGATAGCATAACAAATGATTTGAAAGAAATAGGCATTGAGGAAATCAACGATATAAACGAGCGGATAACACCTGTTCAAGGGTTTTCTATTATTACAGTGGATTGGGACCCGGACTTTAAACATCATCTTTATCGCGGTGAGCTGAAGATTTCAAGCAAACATCCTAAGCAGCTCATTCCACAGCCAGGTGTTTATCATATTCAAAAGATGGATTACTTTTTTGTGTTATCGTCTGTAACCAAGGAATATATCAAGCGGCGATATGATGTAGAGCTGCCTAACCAGGACGATGAGCAATATCCGGAGATCAATAGCATGATGGACGGCGGCAAACAAAATAATGAAGCAGAAAAAGTAACGGAAATTGTCTGCTGGTACAAGGACAAGGACGGGGATATTAGTAAGTTTGTCTGGACAAATGATACGATCCTTGAGGACTTGCCGAAGTTCTTTTATCGTCGCATAGACGGTGAGATACAAGAGTTTGAAACACTGGATACACCCATACTATTAGGCGATGGTACCGAACTCCCTGAGGGAACAGAGGTGCCTTATTTTATGCCCACGCGGTACCCAATTGTCATCCGTAAAAACGTACCGAAAAACTTTGCGTTTGAAGGTCAGTCTGATGTTGATACCATTCGCGACCAACAGGACTCCATTAAAAAAGTGGGTACGAAGATGGAAGACAAGGTCATGAAAGGCGGGACCCTTATTACGGTACCCGATTCAATGGGTATAGAAGTCACGAATGAGACGTATCAAATTGTTAGGGTTCCAAACGCTGCTGATGCACTAGCTATCACCACCAAAGAAATAAAGGCACCGATAGATGGAGATATGCAGTATATTGGTCAACAACGACAAGTTATCCAGTGGATGTTGGGGATTACTGACAGTTTTCAAGGGCAAGAGGACACAAGTGCTAAGTCAGGGATTGCGAAACAAATACAGGTTCAGCAGTCGAGTGGACGTATGCGTTCCAAGGAATTTAACAAACAGACTGCCTTTAAAGAGCTGTTTGAAATTATGTTCGAGTTTAAGCTCGCCTTCTATGATGAGTTACGGCCGTATCTTGCGAAAGATGCAAATGGCAATGACTTGTTTGGTGATTTTGATAAATATAAATTCTTGGTGCAAGATGCTGCAGGCGAATTGTATTACAATACAGATTTTTTATTTAGTGCAGATGCTGGGTCCGGAATACCGAAGGATCCAATCTTTATTTACAACCAAGCGAAAGAACAACTCGCATCTGGCGCAGTTGATAACTTGCAATATTGGACGATTATGGAGTCTATCAATTATCCGATGGCCAAACAAATCAAGGCGCAGATTGAAGAAAAGATGCAAGCTCAACAACAAATGGAACAAATGCAGCAGGAACAAGCGGCCATGGCTCCACCGGACCCGAATCAACCTCATGTATTTGACCAATTGATTGCTCAATTACCGAAGCATGAACAAGAGCAATTTAAAAAGATGTCGCCCGATCAACAACAAGCTATCGCGGAACAAATGCTAGGTGAACTAGGAGGTAATTAACCTTGAAAGAAGTCATATTTAATGACGAACAATTGCAAAAAAAATTAAAAGAATGGCAGAAGCGGTTGCGATTACAGGATTGGTTAATTAAAGCTCGGATATGTCGAAGCCATGAATTACCTGACGTCATGGCAGTTCCAACCTTACCTAAAAAGATGGCACTAATTAAAATACTTGATCATAACGATTATGACCCAACTTGTGTATTTCCACAGGACATGGAGGATAGTTTAGTCCATGAGTTATTACACTTACATTTTGCACCACTAGGTTTGGATGATGATAAGTACATTGAATTAGAACAAGCAATAGAAAGTATTGCTTCAGGACTGATTTCAGCGCTTAGAGAAAATGGAGGGAAAGAAAATGTACGGTAAAGAAAGTGGCGGACATGGGAATGTCAATAATATTACTAAGAATTCAGTTTGTGAATCAGTTAGTTGTGATCCACCCATGCCGTTAGTGGAGAGAGCAGTGGGTATTCACGAAAGAATGAAAAAAGTTTCTGTTATGGCTGAAATTATCCATGGTGAGTTGTTTGGAGACCAACCTTGTGAGGGCGGAGAAAGTGAAAATGCTCCTCGAAGAAGTATTGATGAATCCATTACAAAAACGGAATATACCCTTGCAAAAGTTGAGGATTGTTTAGATGATATTTTAAGAGGGTTGAGGGGATAAGGATGAGTAAAAATACGGTAACCAAATGTCAAATCGATGAAATAATGGCACACGCTACTATCGAGGTTCAAACTGTTTTAGGTAAGTGTACCGTTGTAACTTGCCAACTTCCTAACGGTTTTATCATTGTGGAATCTTCAGCATGTGTAGATACAGCAAATTATGATGAGACGATGGGTAAGGAAATTTGTTTGAAACGAATAGAGAACAAAGTTTGGGAGTTAGAGGGTTATAAACTTCAGTCTACATTCGCTGTGGAAGGAGGCTATTCTACAAATGATTTAGCAGATATGAACGCTGAATTTGGTTTTGATGTTGCTATCACTCTTCTTAAAGAGGGTGAAAAGGTTGCTCGTAAGGGATGGAATGGAAAAGGGATGTATTTATTCCAAATAGGCGTAGAAGGGTCTAATGACTATTGGACTTACACAAACGGTAAGAATGACAATTATCCATTGCTATCATTTATTGCGATGAAGACAGCTGATGACAAAGTTGTACCTTGGTTAGCTTCGCAGACTGATATGTTAGCAAACGATTGGATGGTAGTTAAATAATTCAGGCCCCTGATGAGAGTTCAGTGGGCCTTTTCACTTGTATTGGGAACCTAAGCCATTTCGGGGCGAGGGCATAGAGTTGACGGAGGGTTAGACTCTACCAAATTTAATCAAGGTGGTGATACTCATGGCACAACGTAACCAAGGCACACAGTCCGGCAATTACAAGATTCCGAACAAGTCATCTGCCTTTATCAAGGCGCCAAATGCTATCCAAAAGGATAGCGCATCGCCTACAAAGCGTAAAGGCGGAGACTTGCGCAGTAAGTAATTACCTTAAAATTCGCTTGGGGGCAGCGCAAAAACCCCCAATTTTGGAGGTAAACAATGAAACAACTTATAAATAGCGCAAAAACAACGGAGGTCGCTGAACCGTTATTGTTAAAACTGGATTTACAACTGTTCGCTGATGATTTAGGAGGCGTAGATCCGATTGAAGAACCGATTGATGAGCCAATCGACGAACCTACAGATGAAGATCTGATTGATGACCCAATTGAACCAGGCGAAAAAGTTGAGGACCTCGCCGACCCTCAAGACCCGTCATTCAAAGATGATCCTCAAAATCAAAAATTCGCTCAAATGCGCCGAGAAAAAGAGGCGGCAGAACAGCAAATGAAGCAGATGGACGCTTATTTTGCTCAACAGTTCGGTGACTCGCATGGGATTCATTCTTTTGTGGAATATCAAGCAGCCATCGAACGAGAACAAAAAGAAGCGGAACGTCAACAGTACATTGATGCTGGACTGCCAGAAGATGTGGTTGATAAGCTTTCGAAGGTTGATGAGGTCCTGAAACAAGTGGAACAAGAAAAGTTTGATCGTTTGTTGACGGATGGCTTTTCCGACTTAAAGAAAGAGTATCCTGGGCTTGTAAAAACAGCGGAGGATATTCCTGTTGAGGTATTTGCTAAATGGCAGGACGGCAAGACAGGTCTTTCGTTAACGGAAGCGTATGAGCTAGTGAATAAACAGGCGATACGTGAACACTTGCAAGCATCATCCAAACAGAAAGCATTAAATCAAGTTAATTCTAAATCACATTTGCGTGGGAATGGAGGGCAAGGCGCGGACGATGTGGATCTAACATCCGTACCAGCTGATACCATGGCAACCTACCGTCAAATGTTCGCGAAGGAATTGCGTACAGGGAAAATGAAAGAGTCGGATTTTGTGAAGCATTACAAAAAAAGCAATAGCTAAGGAGTGATATAAATGCCTTTTTACCGAGTGAAAAGTTTAGATGGTACAAGTTCACCAATCGAATATTATTTATTAACTAACGCTGAAGCAGCAGTGTTTGGAGAAGGATTAAAGATGGTGAGTGGTCGATTAACAAAAGCAGCTCCTACCGATACACCTGAATTTATCTCGTTAAGGGAGCAAGCAGCTGAAGCGACATCGAAAACACCTCTTCCAGTGGTGCGTGTGACAGAGTTTGACGAATATGAGGTTAATACCTCACCAGCTATCCCAGCAACCAACGTAGGGGCAAAAGTAACGCTTGGTGCGGATGGTGCATCGGTTACGAATACAACAGCAAGTGGAGTGTTTGCCGTATCGTACACAGACGGTGTAGCAAGAGCTCGAGGATATTTCCGAAGATAAATTTAATTAATCACTAGACAGGGTGCGAAAAGCATACCTGTTTTTTTATTTTACCAATGGGAGGTCATACAATGTTATTTTCTAAAGCAAGTAACGTAAATAACTCTATTTTTGGCAAAAGCCAAGAACCTATTAAAATGATGCTGGAAAAGCAAGAAGAGGCATTTGAAAAACAATCGATCATCGGTCATGTGTTTTATGAGGACGAAACTAGCAACTTCGCTGAAAAGTATACCTATGAAACTTCACTAGGTAACTTTGAAGCAACTGGTGAAGGTGGAGCTTACCCTCGTTCCAGCATGCAAGAAGGATTCGCGAAGGTCATTGAGCCAGAAACGTGGAAAAACTCATTTGAAGTCACGCAAGAAATGGTCGAAGATGCCAAAATGGGGAAGGTAAAACAAAAAGCCAATCAGTTTATGACTTCTTACGGTCGTACTCGAGAACTTTTTGCTACCGGTATTCTAAACAATGGGCAAAGTACAACTTTTAACTTCGGTGGGAATAACAGGCAGTTTGATATTTCTTGTGCGGATGGTAAAGCTTTGTTTGCGGCGGATCACCCTTCGAAAACAGGTAAAGGATTATCGCAATCTAACTATTTTGGAAATCCCTTTTCATACGATTCACTAAGCTATGTTGAGGAAGCGATGCACTACTTCAAGGATGATGATGGGAACATCCTAAACCTGCAGCCTGATACAATTATCATTCCGGATAAGGCACGTATCAAAAAGCTTGTGTTTGATGCCATTGGCGCGGAAGGAATCCCAGGAACAGGGAACAACTCTTTCAACTTCCAATTTGGTCGTTGGAATGTGATCATTTCTCCATACCTAACGAATACAGCAGGCATTACAGGTGGAACGGACTCTTGGTATCTATTAGATTCTACTTTCAATGAGGCTTATGCCGGTCTTGTGTGGTTGAAACGTCTTGAATTAAGCACGAAGTCATATATTGACGAAAACACAGACAATAATATCTTTAAAGGTCGTTCTCGTTATGGAGCTGCTCCAAACAACTGGAGAGCTATCGTCAAAGTAGATCCAGGTCTAGGAACAGTATTATCATAATTAAATAAATAAACTGAATAAAAGAGGGGCTTTTCGAAGTCCCTCTTTTTTAATTTGAGGAGGAATTATCATGCCAAAATTTAAACCTAGTGTATTGTTAGACGAACAAATGTATCTAAGTGGAGATACTCAAAATACTTTACTTTATCAAATCCGTGAAGAAGCGAAAGAAACCAATCGCTTGCTTCAAAAGTTAGTTGAACAAAAAGAAGAAAAAGAAGCGGCCACCGTTGAAGTCCTTGAACGAAAAAAAGCTGCAATTAGTGAAGTTGAAGAACCAAAAACAAAAAAGAAAAATAAATAACTCATGCGAGAGGATGAGGAAAAATGGCTAGAAATCAAATTGCAGGGAACACAGGAAACACTGCTGAAGTAAATTCTGACGGATCGCTCAGCGTCTCATTAACGGGGAGTTATACGAGATTAAGTACTGAGCCTAAACCGACTGTTTCCGATGGAGCAAAGGACGGTAACGACCTCTTGTTAGTTGATACTGGACAGGTATTTGTCTTTTATCAAGGAGTTTGGAGGGAAATCTAATGGACGTTAAATCTTATGGACTATCCAAGAAATATACAGATAAAGAGGTAACGAAAATCATCAATGAATCCACTCCATTAGATGCAATGGCTCGTCAAGCTGCCACTGATTCTAAAGGTGTAGATAAGGTTAATTTAAAGCAAAGATTAGACGATGATTACAATGAAGTTTCTTCGGCTTTGGCACAAAGAGTGAATCATCCTTTTAATTACGGATATACAATAGATGTATCAAAATTGGATACAATCGAAAAAGTAAATGCAAACTGGGTAAAATTAAAACAATTTATTACAGACACAAAGTACAATGAAAAAAATACAGTTAAATTTAATACGCTAAGAACCTTGCACAGTGTTTTTGCGGAATGGATAAGCGGAAGGAATTGTCCTGTTGGTTTTTATTCAGATAGTACCACAGATGGAGCAACTACCACTGGACACCAGTCAAATACATTTGATAATACAGCATTTAAAGTGACAATTAATGATTCACCTAATGCATATCCCACAAAGTTTAGTAGTTACGTTAAACTCATACATCCTAACGCTAATGTTAAAGCCTATAACGGTGGTTTTGATTCACAATCTTACGCTAATGGTTTTGGATTAAGACATTGGTATAACACTTGGTTTAGAGGTTTAAGTGGTTCAAACGTGGATTACAGCGATGTGAAAATGATTGTTTTAGGGTTTGGTACATCTGACAGCATCAATTTAAATGATACAGCATCCGTCATAGATGCCTTTTCAATAGATTTAGAGTGTACAATCATTGATTGTTTTTTGAGGGGAGTACAACCTGTTATTCAAGCTCCAATTCTCACTACACAAAGGACAGGAACTACAGTTTCTTACCGAGAAAGTGATGAGAGTGTAACAATTATTGAAACCGTACAGAAAAGATTATGTCGAAAATACAATCTTGAATATTTATCTTTAGCTGAACCAATAAACAAAGCATTAGATGGATATGCGGGACTAAAATACTCATATTTCGTGTCTGCGGATATGGTGCATCCAAATGATATGGGGCATAGACTAATTGCAGGAAGTTTGTATGAAAAATTTAATCCTAATATTGCAAAATTAGGGAAAGAACAAAGTGTTAAAAATCTGTTTGCTGGTCATCCTGCTATTCTTACGACTGACAGTGAGAACATCGCTCCTGATAGCAAAGGAGGGTTAATCCTTAAAACCATTCCAACAGGCTATATTAGCAATGACACATACTATTATAATTGGGTGTCGAGCGAAGGTAACACTAAGTCTTATGGGGATTTCTTAGTAAGAATACCAGTATTTGTAGAAAAACCAACTGCTCTTTTCTACAATAATTTAGAAAATAGGAGATCCTTGAATGGTGAAAAGAAATTCACTATTTATTCCACAATGTTGAATGATGGAAAAGCATTGAAAATAAGCCGTGAAACATACCATCAACCAGAAGAATATTACTTTTCCCATAAGACGTTTGTTTGTATGTTACCCTATGGATTAAGTTATATTGATGTTACCGCCAATAACAACCCAACAGAGCAACGTCTTGGGGCTGTATTTTTAGCAGATGCTGAAAAGCATTTAGCCAATGTTACATTTGGTAGAGGATCAACAAATACGCACTATGGCACAAAGCGAATTTCCTTTAATGAAATCAATGTTGGATATACAAGGAAACCTGTACTGACAAAAGAGCGATTGGATAAATATTATAATTCAACTGATGCTGTACCTATTTATGTTGGATTAACACTTGAAAAAGCATTAAATGCTGGAATTACCTATACAATCTATTCACATTACAATGATGTGAAAGGCTATCAAGACTGTTATAACCTTGTTGAAATACTAGGTGATACGATTACATTTAAAGTGGCGAAAACAACAGGGATAAACACTATTTTTACTCAAACAATAACAGGACTTAATGCTTTATTGGTGACTGGTGCAAAAATTGTTATTTCATATCAATCGAATGACTATAACTCAACAGGTGTACTATTTAAATTTAGTGTAAACGGAGTGCTTAAACACACTTATCAAGCAAATGTTGACGATGTATGGTCAGATGGATATGGATTTGATTCACCTAATATAGAGTGTAGCAATATCTTTATTACTTCGTGGATTCCATTAACAGGTTTTGATTTGCAATTCTTAGTTTAACATCACAATAGGAAAAAAGTATGAAGTAACTCAGCAACAAAATATTAGTGTAATATTACACTTGTAACCTAGTTGAGTTACCTGTGTGAGTTAACACCAACTCGTGGAAGTGCACGAAAAGGTCATAAAAAACCCCGGCTGATTAACAGTCGGGATCTTCTATTTCTAGGATGATTTTAGTCTAAATACTCTTCAACAACTCTTTTCATACCGTGAACTTCTGAGGCGTAAGTTTCAAAAATTTGACCTAAGGTTGTGATTGAATGATTTTCCATTTTGGATTTTACTATTAGTAATGCTAAATCATGGATTATCTGTTCCCTTGGCATTTCAATAGAAGATCTATATAAGTTGAATTTTGTTATATCCATAAATATCACCACCTTTCCTGTTATTACCATTCGACAAGGAATGTGGATATTCTTTTAAATTTTATATTAACTTTTTGTGAACTTTAGAGTCCTTACCAGGGCTCTTTTTATTTTTCTTCAAAACGAAAGAAGGTGATCATTTGATAGCAAAAGATATATTTATTGCGGCGATGGCATTAATGTCCCAAGAGACCGAGGATGGCACGTACCAGGGTTATCCTGAAGAATATAAAAATAAAGCGTGGCCCATCTTAACCATTTTACAATTGGAAATCCTTCCTTCCCTTTCTACTGGTAGGATTTCAAACGAAAATAGCATCATCCAATTAGACGATCGAACGGGGATGACCTGTCTGCCGTATGGATTAGCGGCACATTTATTGATGGAAGAAGACGAACAAAAGGCAGCGTTTTTCAATGCAAGGTATGACGAGTTAAAACTAAAACGTCCTGCAACCATTTCGGTAATGCGAGATTCTTATTGGGAAGGTACCTCAACCTCTGACGGTGGTAGTTCAAATGGATATGACGGAGGCGAGTGGTAATGGCACAATTGGCATTCAGTTCCAAAACTCCACCTTTATTAAAATTAGAACCGTTTCTAGGATTGGATTTATCGGTATCAGCAACCCAAATCGATCATCATCATTCCCCTGATATGCTTAACATGCTTAATATAAACGGGGAACTTACCAGCCGAACAGGTTTTATGAGAGTGTTTAAAGATAGTTTAGGTGCAGGGAGAATCAATAACCTATATATCTACAGTAAAATTGACGGTACCCAAATCTTACTCTTGGCACACGGAACAAAGCTGTACACACAATCCGGTGATGCACAACCGACTTTATTGTACGACGGCATCCTTAATAGAAAACTCAATTTGTTTACGGTTGAGGGTAAATGCTATGTCATGGATGGAATAAAATATCTTGTCTATGACGGGGCAACGATTAAGGATGTTGTACCATATATTCCAGTCTTGCAAATTTCTAAAAACCCAAGCGGCGGCGGTGCAGCGAATGAGGATTTCAACTTGATCGGAAACAAATGGAAAGATTCCTTCAGTGGTGACGGTACATCTACTGTTTATCAGATGTCTCTTACCGGATTGGACTCAACCACTGTAACGGCTGTTGTCGGTACGACCACTATTACGGAGGGGTCAGGACTAACTGTAGACAGGGTAAATGGAAAGATTACCTTTACAACTGCCCCAGCTGCTGGCACAAACAATGTCATCATTACAGCCGGTAAGACTGTATCTGGTTATGCAGACCGGATTAAAAAATGTACCATGGCGATTGGCTTTGGTGGTGCTAACGATACCAGGATGTTTATCTCGGGCAACCCGGACTTACCTAATCATTTGTGGCGATTGGGACTGTACGACCCAACCTATGCGCCGGAAAACGGATATTATCGAATGCCTGAAAAGGTGATGGGCTTTTCCAGACAATACGATTATTTGATTGTCGAGCGTCAAAACGGCAAACACATGATATCGTTTCAAATTACAAGTGAGGGAGTTGTTTCCTTCCCGAGTAAACCGATTAACAACCAAGTAGGCACGGTTGCAAGTGGAAGTATCCAAATCATCGAAAACAACCCTGTATCGCTTTCTAAAGACGGAGTGTATATGATTGTGGCGAGTAACATAAAAGACGAGCGGAATGTCGTTCATATTTCTAAAGCAATCGATAAAAAGTTACTGTTAGAATCAGCCTTAGGAAATGCGGTATCAATAGATTTTGATAAAAAATATTGGTTGGCGGTCAATGGTCATGTATACGTGCTTGATTATACGCAAAAATCAGACCGTTATCCGTATGGGGAATGGTATCTTTTAAATAATATCAACGCGTCATGCTTCTTAGAGAAGGATGATTTTTTGTATTTCGGCAGTTCTAACAATGGAATGGTTTATCGCTTTAAAAAGGATTACGAAGCTTCTGCTTACAATGATGATGGGGTAGCGATTGATGCTTACTGGAAATCAGCGCAACTGACCTTTAATGCACCGGAAATGACAAAATACATCAGCAATCTTTACTACACCATGAAGCCAGCTACCAAAACGAGTGTCGAGTTATTTTACAGCACAAATGAAATAGAAGATGTGCCGATCCAAACAAAAGCCGTTTCATTTAATTTATTTGATTTCGGTAATATCGATTTTGCTAACTTTTCTTTCATCACGTCAACCTTTCCAAAATCAGTCAGGACAAAAGTCAAAGCAAAAAAAGCAGTTATTTTCCAACTTAGAATACAGAACAAAAAGCTAGATGAAAGCCTGTCTATCCTTTCGCTTGGCATCGAGTACAGAACCCAAACGAAAGTTCGATAAAGTATAGAAAACCGAATTAGATACGAGGTGATAGTTATGTTTCAAAAATTAGAGTCCTTTACGAAGGACGTTTCGGATTTAGCAAACCAACCTGTTTTAAGTGCTGAAGCAATGAAAGGGCAATTTGATGCGGCTCCCAATGAAGTAAGAGAGTATTTAAATAAATTAGTTGATGCGCTCAAAAAGACAGAGGAAGGCGATAGCGGTGCGAAAAACATTGGAGCGTCAGCTATTACAGGATTAACAGGAACCGACATACAGACTATTATGGAAAGCCTTAAAACCTATACGGAAACCTACAACGGAAAAATCCAAAAAGGTAGAGTCTCCTTTACGGTTCCAGCTGGGGCGAACGCAACCCAAACTGTCAGTTTCCCTAAAGCTTTTACCAACGACCCCGAAGTAGCGGTGACACATAATGGAACGGCAACGCCTGATAAATACGGATTAGTTTCTGTATCAAGTGTCACCAAGACAAACTTCAAATTGACGGGATATAACGGTGGCACAAGCGCAGTCGTACTTTATTACAGTTGGATTGCAGTCGATTAAGGAGGGATAGTATGGCACTATTACCATATTCACAAATTGGAGAAAATCTGTACGCAGATACCTCTGGAAAACAATTTAACATCACTAATGGAAATCGTTCTTACGTTCAAAGTCCGTATGACGCGATGACGAACAAACTTAATTCGCTGTACGACAACCAAAAAAACAGCCAACTAACTCAACTCAAGGCACAGCGTGAACGAGCAATATCAGGTTACAACAAACAAAAGACAGAGTTGAAACCTGTCTATCAGAATCAACGTAATCAAGCCGACGTTGTTAATGCACAGAACGTGACGAGGTTGCGTGAATTGATGGCAGCACAGGGGATTAATACCAGCGGTGAAAACTTAACCACACAGGCGAGTATGGCGTCCGCTCGTCAAAGTGCGTTAGGTGAGATTACAGGACAAGAAAACCAAGCGATGGGCGAGATTGACCGTCAAATTGCGAATGAAAACGATCCATCTCGAGACCAGGCGATAATTGATTCGATTGAAACGGAACGAAGCTCACGGTTAGCGGAGGCTTACAATCAATATCAACAACAAATTTTACAACAACAACAGGCCTGGAAAGCAGAACAATTCCAAAAAGAACAATTCGAATGGCAGAAACAAATGGAGCAACAACAGTTAGCGTTATCTAGACAAAGGGCGGCTACTACTTCCACTAGACAAGCTAAGGTAGAAAAGAAAACGAAAGGTATCTCCTATGCGGATGGTTTAGCCTACTGGAGCGACCAAGCGGATAACATTCGCAAACAAGGTGCCATTCGAGTGGAAAAAGCCTTGCGTAGTGACTCTGCACAACTTCAAGCGCTACAAGACCAAGGATATGATATCGAAGGGGTCATTGATGCGCTTTACAGCGTAGCAAGTAACGGACGATTCGAAAATCAAACAGCCTATAAAAAGTATTACGAAACCTTAACCAAAGATTCATATTAGGCGGTGAGATAAATGTCATTAGATTTTTTAAATGGTTTTTTGGACGATTTCAATAAAAAGGCGGAAGGACAACGCCAACAAACAATTCTTCAAAGGAATAACCAATATAAAAACCAAAACTATGCAGATCGCCAAAGCTATGAAACTAGGAAAAGAGCAAGTTTAGAGAAAATTAGTCTCACACCTAAGATGAAAAAGAAAAAGAAGAAAGATGAATCCTTTCTAACAGATGTGAAGGACTTTTTCACTGGAAAAGATACGGACGGTGACGGCCAACGTAATGGTTTACTAGGAGCACTCGATCGCTATGTGGTACCAATTTCTAAAGGAGCTACCGAATTTGTAGCTCCTGGAAACAATGAAAGAATGATACAAAATGACATCGCTAAGCACGGGAAAATCACTAATCCAGTGAATAAGGCTAGCTTAGTCGATAGAGGAACAGAGACTAAGGCCTTGAATACTGCAGGGATGATGATGGCTGCAATCGCTCCATATGGACAAGCATATAAGACTGCGGATTTCGCCTTTAATAAGGTTCCTAAACTGGCAAAACTCGCAACAACAAGTCCCTATATTTCAAAAGCGATAAAAGGTGCTGCAGCAGGTGGAATGGCTGAGGGTGGATTATCGGCTGTTAATGAGTTAGTGAATCCTGAAGCATATGACATGAAAGATTATGCTTTCCGAACAGGAATAGGTGTAGCTGGTGGAGCGATTTTAGATCCTGCTTTATACGGAGCTGGGCAAGCAATTAAAAAAGGTTCTGAAAAGCATGCGGCCAATGTAATGGGGAAACTGTTACCTAAGAACGAACAGGTTGCGAAAACCTTTGCTAATACCATGAAACAAGATTATGCACTTCCTGTTGTGAATAAAAATCCTAATCCGATGTTACTGGATGATTTAATCCCGAGTGGCCCTGATATTACGAATCCAAATTATGTACCGAAACTGGGACCTAACACAACAAAACAGGTAATAGCGCCAAAAGTAACGAATCCTGCCGAACAGCAACTAAAGTTAACCGAAGGGCAACTGGACGAATGGAAACCACTGGCGGATGAGTTTGAACAAGCGGTCGAGCAACAATTCCAATACTTGAAAAATTCTATGGGCAAGGGTGTTGAGTATGGTTCTACTGGTAGCGGATTAGGTAATTTTAAAGAAGTGAACGGCGGATTCAGAATCAGCAACAATCCGAAATGGTATCAGGATTTTTATAAACAGAATGGACGTAAACCAAACAACAGTGAATTAAGAGAATTGGCAGAACAACAAGTAAGAGAAGGATTCCAGGATGAAGTAGGGACTCTTCCAGCTTGGCAGCCGAAAAAGGCGCAGGACATTGATAATGAAATTGATGATCTACTCGCCATGATTCGAGAAAATCCTGAACAAAAAGAAGTATTACTACCGATTCTACAAGGATTGGAAGAAGATAAGGCTGCTATCTTAAACGATTTAGAAACGGCTTTCAAGGAAATTCCAGAGCTTCGTAAACAACAGAGCAATCTGCAAGAAACGTTAAATATCCCGAAGCAAACTGAAAAGCCAACAAAGAATAAACCAAAAGGAAAGACCAAAACAGAAATTGATGAAGAACTACGCTCCTTAGAAATTAATGACGCATATTTACATTCAAGCCGTCAAAAAGGCAAGATTACGAATGAAGAATATCATCAAAAAATCCAAGAAAACGAGCTCAAGAGGGAGGCATTAGTAAAAGAAAATAAAGCTTATACTTCTGAACTTCCTGACGAATTAAAAACCACTTGGAACAACGAAACAAGAGCCTCTGAATTAGGAGATTACGCAATGAAACAAGCCTATGGAGGTGGATTTGTAGTCCAAAAGGGAGGGAAAACGATTCAGAAATTCCGTACACAAGAGGAAGCTGTTCGATTCATGCAGCAAACAGTAGCCAAAGAAAGAGGAATCGATGTTTCGTTCGACAAAGAAGGAGTGCTTAATTGGAAATCTACTTATAATGAAGTTCGAAAGACGTGGTCTATCGAATCGGGCGAATATTCGATTCATAAAGGCGGAAATAAAGACTGGACCGTGAAGAAAGGCGATGAAGTACTAGGAACTTTCAAAAATGAGAAGAAAGCCCGGGAAGTGGCACAACGCCATTTCGATTCACAGGAAAAACCTATTCAGGAAAAAGTAACAGAAATGGAAACCTTTAAAACCAATCGTCAGAACAGCACACAGCAAATCGAAACACCTTTGAATACGAATACACCTAAACCACCTTCAAAACCTGTAGAACCACCAGTAAATGCGCCTAAACAAGAATCAGTGAGACAATTAGAACGTCCTGAAAATCTCCCTCCTAAAACAGGAGAACGGAAGCACTATAGTACTCTTGCAAACTCTGAAAAAGCATCGGACGAATTTGTAGATGGCATTAAAAACCTTGACCGTACGTATCAAAAAATCAGCGACAAAGAAGTGGTGGACTTTGCGAATGGAATCATTAACCGGGATGTAGAAGAAGCCTTTCAATTTGTAAAAAATGCGGACCGTTTCGACAAGCGTCATACTGCTGTAGGAGCTAGATTGATTGATGTATTCCAATCCAATAAAGAGTTTGAGAGAGCGGTGGATTTAGCCGACATCTTAGCAAAAGAAGGAACAAAAGCTGGACAAGGATTACAAGGGTTTTCGGTTTATAATAAATTATCCGTTGAGGGGCATTTAATCCGGGCTCAACGGAGAGTAACGAAGTTAAATCAAACCCTTCCAGCAGGGAAGAAAGTTACCTTAACTCCTGAGATTGCTGAAGATATTGCCGTAGCTGCAGACAGTATTCAAAAACTCACTGGACAACAAGAAATTGGAAACAGCGTAATTAAATTACTAGATAAAGCAAAAAAAGGAAATAAGCTAAATGACGAGGAATTAAAGGTTGTTCAATCTTTTATGTCCGATGCGAAAAAGTTTGTTGGTGATCTGGATGCTAGCGCCAAGCCAGCAAAGGTAAAGCCTGTGAAAGATGCGCGTTCGCGTGATAAAGTCGTGGATTTCATGGGTAAGCAAGAAGCGGAGGCTAAAAAGCGGATTGAAGCAAGAAGGAACCGAGCGAACTCCTTACCAGTTGATATTTTCTATGATTATACAGTCATTGGTGCCTCGAAGATTGCCAAAGGTGCGGTTAAGTTTGCGGACTTTTCCGAGCAAATGGTGAAAGAATTAGGGGATGAAATTAAGCCGTATATGCAACAGATTTACAACAAAGCGGTCGATAATTATAATATTACATCATCTAAAGTGTCACCTAAAAGATTGACGCAAGCAGAAAAAATCGTTAATAAAGCAATGGAGAACGAAACCCTTTCACCAGCTGCAGCCGAAGAATTGATGGAACTCACTAAAAGATTAGTAAATGCAACAGGAGATTCAAAGTTTCTAGCCAGCATGGATTTACAAGTGGCTTTAAACAAGCTCGAGCAACCAACTTTTGCACAAATGATTTCGTCTACTCATTACCAAGCAATGCTCTTAAATCCTTTAACCGTGATGCGGAATATTATCGGTAACGAGGTATTCTATCGAGTGGATCGGGTGAGTAAACTATTAGCAGTACCTATCGATATAGCTAGAACTAGCATAACGGGAGGAAAAAGGACTATCGTTTTTAATACAGGTCAATTCCGTTGGGGGAACTTTATGAACCCGACTAAGGATTATGGTAAAGGCATGAAGCTAGGGACAAAAGCGGGATGGAAAGGTGTCAATCCGTTAGGATTAAATACGGCCTACGATATAAAATCACCTGCCTTTAGTTCTTTGTCTCCAAACTTGGGGTTTGTAAAGAAAGCGTTAGTTTCAAAGTTTAACCCGTTACATTGGACAGAGAAATTCTTGGGTGTCACGATGCGTTCTTTCGATACAGCTGGATATATGCGAGCATACAATCAAACCTTACGAGAACAAGCTACTTTAAGAGCTATGAACGAAGGGTTAAAAGGGAAGGCAATGAGAGAAGCTGCCGATCAATATTTCCGTGAAGCAGACGATAACATGATTGCCATTGCAGAACAATACGGCAAGTATGCAACTTTCCAGGACAATACAGCCTTGGCGAAAGTATTAACTAAAGGCAAAGAAGGATTAAACGAGTTATCAACGAATGTCGCAACTTTAGGGATGGCAAAAACGAAGGAGTTTGGGGCAGGAAGCTTTATTATTCCTTTTCCGAAAACACCAGCAAACCTAGTCATGCGAGCAATTGAATATTCGCCTGCTGGATTGGTTCGTTCGGCTAACTTGTTTAAAAACTATGTAAAGTTAAAGAATCCTCTAGATTTACGTGAAGGGCAAGTGGCGCTATCTAGGGCAATCGTAGGAACGGTTGGTTTCTCTGGATTCGGTTATATTTTAGCCGATAAGGGTGTATTAACTTCTGCTGGAAACTCTGACTATGAAGTAAAAGAGTTAGAAAAGATGGCAGGTAAACAGCCAAACAGCGTGAATATTACTGCGGTACAACGTTTTGTCACTGGCGGATTAAACCTTGATGATTTAGAATTGAAAGAAGGTGATACTTTTATATCCTATGATTGGATGCAACCAATTGCTCTATCTATTTCATTAGGAACAGGAATCAATCAAGCTGATCGAGAAAGTGAGAGTCCAACTATAGCCGAAAGAGCTATTCGTGCTGGAGATAGTGCCTTGAATACGATTGTTAATATGTCGTCCTTACAAGGAATTAATCGTTTTGTATCTGGCCCGCCGAATGAAACTTGGTCTGAAAAGATAGCAGGTTCAATGCAAAGTGCTGGTAGTTCTTTTGTACCAACCATCTTAAATCAATTCCGTAAAGCAACAGATAACACTTCACGAAATACCACTGATCCAACCTTTGGTGAAAAGTTTGGGAATATGGCGATAAACAAGATACCAGGCTATAACAAACAGCTTCCACCTTCTTATAATACCTTTGGGGATAGGAAGGAACTCTATCCGAACAACACGAATACTATAGGCAATGTGTTCTTCAATCCGTCCTTTGTGAGTAAATATAAACCATCATTCGAAGCTAAGTTTGTGCTGGATTATATCAATGCCACAGGAGATAAAACAGCAGCACCACGTTATGCACCAAAAACGTTAGATGGTATCAAACTAACAGGTGCCGAACAATCAGAAATGCAACGGATTATGGGAGAAGAAGTTAAAAAAGAATTAGCCAAGGCTTCCTCCTCCATTGGTGGAAACTCCACAGACTTCGAGCGCATTAAGAAGGCTATGGACAAGATTTTAACCAATGCAGGAAAGAAAGCGAGGGCGGCTATACGAGAGGGGCGTGAATAATGCTCACGTTTTTTATGTATTTTGGGTTAGCGTGTCTAGGGGTTTTTGCTTTTGGTATTTACGTTTCATATGTAGTGGAAAAAGAAAAACGCGATCCTGTCTTTGCGGAAAAAATGGACCGTTTCAGAGAAAAATGGTCGAAGTTTGACCCATTTTCCAATTTCATAAGAAATCTAGTGTGGTGGGTAGTAGCAGCAATGTTTGTTTGGTTTGTATATCTAGGGCAAGGGGGCTGATATTTCAGCTCTCTTTTTTATTTTTAAAATTTGAGGAGGTACGAAATGAAAGCATATCTAGAAATTTTAAATTTTAGTAATCTGGTTAATAACAAAACGGGTTTTATAGCTGTATTCGGTGCTGGACTAGGCAGTATGATTAGCCAAATTTACGGGGGTGAAGGAAGATTGATTGTAATTGGCACTCTCGCATTAGCAATTTGCTTGGATTGGTTGGGCGCAATTGCTGCAGCAACCAAAGATAAAAGTTATTCTTCACAATATGGGATTATTGGTATTATCAGGACGTTGGTTATCATAACGCTCCCGGTGTTTGGGAAATTAGTGGACTCGGCATTAAATACACAAGGGTTTTTCTTCTACATGCTTACAGTGGGCCTTCTCTACCATACCTGTGTTTCTATGACTGCAAATTTCACAAGAGCTGGATGGGATAAATGGATCCCGATTTGGGCGCTTAATTTAATAACCAGTGAGTTAGAAGCAAAAATGAAGCGAGCTCAATCGAGAAAGGGAGAGGATCAGTAATGTACGAAATTACAAGGGATTACATCAGCAAGGGTAATGCCAGGAGCGGGCAGTTACTTGTGGGAGGTAAACCTCAATTTGGGGTAGCCCATGATATTGGTAACGGTGCTTCAACAGCCTACAATAACCGTACTTATTTTAACCGAGAACAACCGAGTGCATCAGCTCATACCTTTATTGATGACAAATACATTTTAGAGATTATTCCCGTGACTGTAGGAGTGCCTGAAAAAGCATGGCATGTTATCTATGATGTCACGACAGATAATATTATGTTTGGTGATGACGCTAATGACATCGCCATCGGTGTAGAACTATGCTGGGGCGGTAATATCGTATGGGCGGAGGCGTATAAGAGGTATGTGTGGTATTGGGCTTACCTTTGCCGTATGTTTAGTTGGGACCCTCGCAAAAAGATTGTCCCGCATTCTCAACTGGACCCTAAACGCAAAACGGACCCGGACAAAAACGCCTTTGTAAAAAACTGTATTACTTGGGACCAATTTATCAGTGATGTCGTAAACGCAATGATTGATAGCTATTGGCAAAAAACAGATGGCAAGTGGTACTTTTATAAAAATGGTGTTAAGCAAACAGGCTGGGTGCTTGATAATAATAAATGGTACTACCTGGACGCAGCAGGGGTAATGGTCATTGGATGGCAAAAGGACAAAGGCAAGTGGTACCTACTTGGTACTGATGGTGCTATGCTTACAGGATGGCAGCACGTTAATGACAAATGGTACTATATGCATCCAAGCGGAGCAACTGCTTTTGGTTGGTTATTCTGGGGTGGAAAATGGTATTATCTAAATCCTAAGAATGAATCGGGTGCAATGCTTAAAGATACAGTCGTCGAGGATAACGGTAAAAAGTATTATTTAAATTCTAAAGGTGAAATGGCTACGAACACGGAAGTAAAAGTCACTGCAAAAGCTACTAATGACGGATCCCTAGTTTTGTAACAAGATAGCCCTTCTCTTAATCGAGAGGGGCTTTTTCTAATTTCTTCACCAATTCAGTTATATCTTCACCATCACAAAGCACCTTTACTAATTCTGGCCAATATGGTGTTTCCCTTCGTATTTGTCTCCACCAAGCAAATGCTACTGTTTCCTTTGACTTTCCTCTCAAGGGGAAACTCCCTCTTTGCAAAACTTCATTATCATTAGAAATATAACTAATTTGTATTATCACGTTCATATAAATCATCTACCCTTACCTCTAATAAATCTGCTAATACATACGCTTTTTCAATAGGTATAAAACTTTCTCCTTTTTCATATTTCCTCAACTGCCTAACAGAAACGTTTAACTTTTCTGCTATGTATCCTTTTCTAAATCCACTTTTTTCAATTAACGCTTCAATGTTGGGTTTTAGCATTATCATCACCACTTACTAATTTCTCTATGAGCTTGGGTTTTCCCTTCATGATATTTAAGTTCAAAAAAGGTGTCATTAAATTTCGTGTGTACAGACATTTTTTAGGCAAACCTTCATACAATGAACAGAACAACGAAAGGAGGGTACGGATTGATAAACGATATAGTTTGGTCAATGTTTCAAGGGTATAAGGATGTTAAGAACGAGAGAGATCCATATAAAGAATTAGAAAAAGTGGGTTTTCTATATGACGTAGCTGACCTTAGAGTACTGTCTAATCAGGCAAAGACGAAAGAACAGCATGAGTCTATTTTGGACCATATGTACAAATTCGATGCTACCCGTGTTGATTATTACAGCAATATCGAAAAAAAAATCATTCAGCTTTATTGGGAGGGGTAAATTTGGCTTTCTTTGACCAAATTATATCGCACGAAATTGCCAAACAAAAAGTGAAGGAAGATGGATGGGATTTGTTTTTGAACTCATTTCAGCAACAATACGAATCTTACAATCTATATTCATGTTCTACTTATTGGTTTAATGCTAACGACTCGTCTTACATTTGTAAACTTAGGGGTACCAGCGGTGACATTATCATCGGCTGGGAAGGAGTGCATGACAAATGAGAACTTGTGAAGATTGCAACCAAGAGCGCAGCGATTACCTTTTTACTAATGATAAAGATATTTGTGATTACTGTTGGGCTATGAGAGGAGGTAATTAGATGATTATGATTATTGTATTAGGTGCTGGTGCTGCTGGGTATTTGTTTGGTCGAGTTGCTGGTTATGAAGCTTATGAAAAAATTGAAAAGGGGGTACAGAATGGGATATGAGGTGATTCCCTTCAAAATGTTTTTGGCTCCAAGTCCTGGTGTATTGATGGGTGTGGATGCAGGATTGACCTTCTTTTTAGGTATGGGTACAACGCTTTTAGTACTGATTACTTTAGAAAAGCTAGGAGTGACGATCAACGAATCGTTAGTACGTTGGGTAATGTATGGCGGGATTGGTTTCGGATTCGTAATGCTATGTCTTAAAGTAGTTCTACTGGTGTAATTTCCGTGGAATGTTCCGATATTAGTAATTTTATAGCTTATTGCTTGTTTTACGTGGTTCGGATTGCTTGAAACTATTGGGTCCCTTCCCAATACTCATTCTACGTATTCGGATGCCTTCCAAATTTCGCGAAAGGCGGAGCTGTTTGTGCTTATTATTAAAATTTGCGATGAGTGGATTGAACAAATATATTGTTCTATACACAAATGTTGGTATTGGTTTGATGATGAATCTAATTGTTGCAAACAGGATGAAGAAAAGTGAAGTTTAATGAGTTGCTTCCTGTATATAGTTCTATTGTTCAAAATATAACAGAAATGGAGTCTAGTTTTGTCCATCGTGATGATAATGAATTTTATAAAGCATTAGGAGAAGTTGACCTACAGTTAGATATATTTAGGAAATTAATTGAAGATAATACTGGCGTAAGTTTGTTATGAGGTGTGATATTTATGTTCGAATGGGCATTAGTCCCAACCTTAATTGCAGTTGCAGCATTAACACCAAAGGGTAAGCCAAATGATAAAAAGAAGATACAGACTATATTTGAAAATACGAAGTACGGAATACCAAATAAACAAGGTCAGTTACAGATTCCGAAGTTTAAGAAGAAACTAGCCATCATGGACGGTGATAATGAGATTGGTACTAGATACCTTTATACAATCCCATTAGGGTTACCAGCAACAAAAATAGCTGATATGGAGAAACAGGTAGGATTCTTCTCTGATGGCTTAAACCGTCCTGTAATAGTCGAATTTAAGCGAGAAAACCCTGAATTAGAAATAACACCCAAGTTTTTAACTATAAGCGTATTTGATCATGATATCCCTAGCTTATATCCATATTCTAAAGTCCCTAGTGTGGATGGATGGCTAATACCTCTAGGTCGCGGACTGGAAGAAACAATATGGCATAACTTTGAGCATATTCCACACATGACGGTAGCTGGCATGACTCGTTTCGGTAAAACAGTATTTTTAAAGGTACTGACAACTTTCTTAATCGAGCATCATTCAGAGGATGTTGAATTTTATATTATTGATTTAAAGGGCGGTCTTGAATTTGGGCGATATGAAAAATTAAAGCAAGTGAAAGGAGTAGCTAGTGATCCGTTCGAGGCTTTAACGATGCTGCAAGAAATTCACCAGGAATTGCAGAATGACTTTGCGTTATTTCGACAGAAGTACTGGGCCAATATTTCTAATACTCCTATTAAAAAAAGACGGTTTGTTATAGTGGATGAAGCTGCGCAACTAGCTCCCGAAAGATGGATGCTTGGAGAAATGAAGAAAGCGTTAGAGCAATGTCAATGGGTATTAGGCGAGATCACTCGTATTGGTGGAGGTTTAGGTTATCGAGAGATATTTTGTACCCAATACCCTACTGCTGACACTTTGCCACGTTCAGTTAAACAAAATGCAGATGGGAAGATGTCTTTTCGACTACCTACTGGTTATGGTTCCGAAGTTGCTATTGACGAAAGGGGAGCAGAAACTCTTAGATCTGATATTAAAGGGAGAGCATTGTATAAGACTCACGAATTAAAAGAACTACAGGTGCCATTTTTGGATGATAATGATATGTGGGAAAGGTTGAGTAAATATGAAAGGAATAACACAAACAGAGAGGAAACGCAGGAGACAGGAGGAGATATTATTAAGTTTGGGCGTGATGAAGTTCGCAACCAGGGAGCAACTTCAAAAGAAACACGACCTAAAAACAGACAGAAACGCGCTCAAGATACTAAACGAAATGAAGGAATACCTTCAAGTAAAGACTCACGAAGGGAAAAACGTTTATTACCTAAGCGCAAAGGGAAAGGAATTAGTCGGAGCGGACAATGAAGGTAAATGGGGGTTGCAAGTCGAACATCATCTTCTACGAAACGATATGTACCTTCACTATTATTGCCCAAAAGACTGGCGAATAGAGGAGCCAATACAGTTTACACAAGGGCTAACACAACACGTATTAATACCTGATGCTACATTTACACTCCAAGGCAAATTTTACTTTCTAGAAGTTGATAAAACTCAATCCATGTCAAAGAACAAAGAGAAAATTGAAGCGTATTCAAAGTTAAATCCACTCATCGAAAATAAATTTAATCATATGCCTACACTTGTTTTTTATACTGTTACTCCGTTAAGAAAAGAAAAGCTAAATGAATATTGCAAAGAAAATAAAGTGCACTGTCTGATTTATACAAAAGAAGATATAAGGTGAGGAGGAGAGATATATCTCTCCTTTTTTCTTGGAGAAAATAAAAAACGCGGTCAATTATTAACTGACCACGTTGCTCACAAATTGCTCACGCACTTAAAATAATTAAAGGAAAATCAACGAGTTTAAGGCTCCTGTGGGTGGAGAAAATCCTTTAAAAGACTACAAACGACACTATATTATCAACCTAACGCTTAATATACACACATGATGAATCCCTTTAGTATCTATCTTTCAGCATCCTCCTAAACACCCTTGCTCACAATCTGACCACTTTTCATCGCTAGAGAAAATAGTTCACTAAGCTCCTTTTTCATTCCAGGAAGAACATGAGAATAGGTGTCCAATGTTGTATGAACAGATGAATGACCTAGTCGTTCAGCAACAATTTTAGGGTTGACTCCCATTTGTAGTAAGATCGTGGCGTGTGTATGTCGTAAATCGTGGAATCGTATGGGTGGCAACCCCGCTCTTACTACAAACCGACCAAGCATGGTATTAGCCGACGATGGGGAAACAAACTCACCAGTCTCTTGAGCAAACACCATTTGATGTTCCTTATAAACTCCGTCATACTTCATACGTTCTTCATCTTGCATTTCTTTTTGATTTTTTAGGACTTTTATAATATCATCATCCATATAGATGCTTCTATTGGAACTTTGCGTTTTAGGCTCTTGAAGTAGGTAACCACTTTTTACTTTATAGAGTGTTCTTTTGATATAGATCATCTTTTCATCGAAGTCAACATCATTCCATGTTAATCCTAATATTTCCCCTTTTCTCATACCTGTGTATGCAGCTAAATAGAAAATGGGGAAATATCTGGAGTGTTTAGCGATTTCCAATAAAGTATTGATTTGCTCGATATTCCATACGTTTATTTCTTTTTTCACAACCCGTGGAGGTTCTACCATACCGATAATGTCTTTGCGTAGAATCTCCCATTTATGTGCAACCTGAAGTAATAAACTAATTATATTATGCATTTTATGAATGTAGGCAGAGGACAAACCCTGTTCAATTTTTTGAGAATAAAACTTATGGATTAAAAACTGGTCAATGTCATTCAAGTCCATTTCTCCAAAAAAAGGGATTAAGTGAGTGTTTATCACATGGAAGTCTGTTTCATAAGATGACTTCTTTACTTTGTTTTTGTAACTATTTTCGAAGTACTCAATTGCAAACTCTTTGAATCGTCTTTTTTGTGGTTCATGATAATTTCCTTTTTCTACAGTATTCACCAGCTCGGCTAATGCAGCTTGAGCTTCTTTTTTTGTTTTAAATCCCGATCGAGACTTTTGTTTCCTCTTTCCTGTCAGTGGATCTTTCCCAATGTCGACAGTGTAAGCCCATTTGGTTCCTCTTTTTCGAATGTACCCTTTCATCTTCTTGCTCCTCTTTTTTTATTTTTCCGATGCCTTGGACGATGTGTGTATCTGTAAAATAAAAGAAGCCTTCGGGTAACTCGTCTACCTTCAATATTTTTCTCACATGTGCGCCTTCTCTCATGGAATTAAGAACAAAAATGGGAACGAATGTTCTTTTAATGATTCAATTATATAACGAATTGACCATGAGGGAAACCCTTTTTCTTATTGCACAATTTCGACAAATTGGTTCTAATTTTGTCGAATGTTACTCATTTGTGTCTTTTGGGTTCTTTTTACTCACCTTTTTTATCCTTTTTTACTGACTCTTGCGCCATTCTTAAATAGACCTCGCTTGGAGTGAATCCTTTTTCTTTTAATTCATTCATTACAAAAAACCAATCATCATCGCCTGAAAATGGATTAGTTGTTTTCTCTTTATCTGGAAAGAGTTCAGTTACATCTACTTCGAGCGCTTCTGCGATTTTCTGTAGGTTTTCCAGGTTGATCGGTTTCGCTCCTCTTTCCCATTTAGATATATAACTTTTTGTCTTCCCTAGCTTTTCTCCTAAATCCTCCTGTCTCATTTTCTTTTCTTCTCTAATTTCTCTAATTCTTCGTCCAATGTCTTTCAAAGTTTCCACCACCCACAAAATATGTTTCCCGAAAAGGAAACATTCACTCTATATTATACAACTGAAAAATAATTAAAAAAACTAAAAGATATTAGTTGACCTTTGGGGAAACTGGATATATACTAAGGTTACAGTGGTTGACCGTTAGGGAAACCATAAGGAGGTGATGGATTGCCAAACCGAATACAAGAAAGACGACTTGAACTAGAACTCACTCAAGCGGAATTGGCGAAAATGTTAAAAATAAGCGTATCGTACTTAAGCGCACTCGAAAATGAGAAGAGGCCGATAAATGCATCATTGAAAATCAGAATCGCTAGGGCACTAAGAACAGTAGTAAACGAAATTTTTTTCGATTAATGGTGTCCCTATAGGTCAATAAGGAGGAAGAACTGGTGAAACGTAAAGAAGATTACCCTTTAGTACTAAACGTGAAAGACATAATGGAGATTTTAGGGATTGGCAAACGGATTGCTTATGAATTAATGGACCAACAAGGCTTTCCTGTGGTTCGTATCGGTAGATTAAAAAAGGTGAACCGCGACGCATTTTTCAACTGGATTGACCAGCAAGGGAAAGTTTCTTAATAAAAAGGATGAATAACAAATCGTTTTTTATCTGAAGAGGCTAAAAAGTTTTGCTTCAATGGCTATCAAACAAGGGCGGTGAAACAAGTGAAGGTCATTTTAACAAGGGAACAAGCAAAAGCGTTAGAAGTCGCTAGGAAAAAGGTCACGGATGAAGATATTGTCCGCTGGCATGTGGACCACATTTGGACTGATGATGAAAAACCGTTACGGGCATTAAGCTTAAATGCACTTTGTTCAGCGCTTTATGTGGGGTTCGATGTGGAACCTAGTCCCGAAGAGAAAATATCAAAAATTTATAAAGAAGCTCAGTTTTTCTATAAAAAATACATCTCAGAATCAAGTGGATCATTTCACGCAGGTCAATTGGAAGGAATTAAAATTACGCTTGATTTATTCAACATCAAAATTACAGGGGTGAACTGCTAATGGAACATCCAATGATATCAGAAATGAACCAATACGGTTATCTCAAAATTCAGGGATTAGAAAATGTAGTAAACCAGCCGGAATGCTGCGGCATTGATTTCTACGGTACGGAGCTATTAGAAGGTGACGAGATAGTCATCGACCAGGAGAATTTCCAAGAACAGATCCTCAAGGGAAATTTAAAACGGTATCTGGAAGAAAGGGTGTTTTTCACCTTTCACAACATAAACGAAATGGGGGTGGTGCTGGACGAATCGAGGTTAACAGTCTTTGCAGAAAAGGTTTTAGAAAAAGTTCTTCATGAGGAATACGGCTTTGAATTTACAACAGCATAAAACCCCGTGCTTCGGACACAGGGTTTCGGTTGGGGCCTTAGAAAAAATCAACTACTTATAGTATATCAGGCCCTCCAATATTATCAAAAGAAATTATTAGGAGGAATTAATAATGAACATCGAATTGCTCAAAAAATTAGCTGATTTAAGTAATCAATTCAAGGATTTGAAAAGTCAATTTAAGGAAGAAGGGTCAACGAATATTCACATCGACGGAGAAGTACATGTGTGTTTATCCGAATTAGTTGGTAAAGAAAATCTAGAACTCGAAAGACGATCAAGTTCTGAATACCCTTATAAAATTTCTATCTCTGTTGAAGGAATAAAAATTTTCGCCATAGCAACAAACTTGGATCTGTTTCCACAGTTTAAAGAATCCAGAAAAGAAGAATTGTTGAAAGAATTGGCGGCATTGGAAAAGGAAGAGGAGGAGACAGCGTGAACAGATTAACCCTCACAAGTCTAACATTAAAAAATTTCAAAGGAATCCCATATTTTGCAATGACTCTTAATGGTCTTAATACTTCTATATTTGGCGATAACGCAACAGGAAAAACCACTATATTTGATAGCTGTATGTGGCTTTTATTTGACAAAGATAGCCAGAACAAAAAGGATTTTGCCATTAAAACCCTTGTCGATGGAAAAGAGCTCCATGGCTTAGAACACGAGGTTGAAGCTACGTTTGATATTAACGGTATTACCCTTACTCTTCGTAAGGTTTACATGGAAAAGTGGACTAAAAAGCGTGGTTCAGCAACAGCTGATTTCACAGGTCACGAAACAAAATATTATATCGACGGTGTTCCTTCCAAGAAAAACGAGTACACAGCGAAAGTCGATTCCATCATCAAAGAGGATATTTTCAAACTACTTACATCACCATCTTACTTTAATGAGCAAGTGAAGTGGCAAGATCGTCGTAAAACATTGCTAGAAATCTGTGGTGATATATCGGATGCGGAGGTTATCGCCAGTGATAGTTCGCTGTTAGCACTACCAACTATCTTACAAGGTCGGTCCATTGAAAACCATCGGAAAATCATTGCGGCTCGAAGGACAGAAATTAATAAGGAAATAGAAAAAATACCGGTTCGAATTGATGAAATCCAGCGGTCATTGCCTCAGTTGGATGGAGTTGAAAAACAATCACTGGAAGCTGAGATTACTCAACTTAACGGCGATATCGATGAAAAAATGACTTTGATAAATAATATTCGGAACGGTAGTGCTATTTCTGCCAAACAAAAAGAAATTCAAGAAATCGAAATTTCTATGCTTCAAATTAAACAAGAGCACCAGGCTAACTCAAACGACAAGGTTTATTCGTTAAAAGCTCGTATCCAAGAAGAAAACTCAAATGTAACAATCCTTGGCTCAAAGATTGAATCAATTAAACAGCGCAAACAAATGAATGTATACAACATTAACGATTTGAATGATAACAGAGAGCGACTATTAAAAGAATGGCATGAGGTGAACGACAGGGTATTTACCCATGAGTCAGATTGTAGTTGCCCTACATGTGGTCAGTCTCTACCAGAAGAACAAGTGCAATCAGCGAAAGATAAAGCGTTAGCTGAATTTAATCGGACGAAATCCGAGCGCCTAGAATCCATTCAGAAAAAGGGTAAGCAGGCGAAAGAAAAGCTGGATGAAGTGAAAAATGCCAATGACCAACTAGATAAAGAAATTTTAAAAATCGAAGGTCAATTAAAAGAAAAGAAAGAGCTAGTTACTAAGCTTAAAGGGGAGTTGTCCACAGTCGAAATCACTATTGTGGATATTTTAGAAAATCCTGAATACGCAACGAAATTAGAAGAAAAACAGTTGATTGCAGAGGAAATCCTTGAATTAAAAGAAGCGGCTGAACAATCGATTCAATCAATACAGTTTGAAGTTACTGAATTAAAAATAAAACGCGATCAACTTCAAGGGGAATTAGGGAAATTCGCGGTGGTATCTCAATCACAGACAAGAATCGTTGAACTAAAAGCACAAGAAAGACAACTTGCGGCAGAGTTTGAAAAGTTGGAAGGCGAACTGTACCTAACAGAAGAGTTTATCCGTACCAAGGTGAACTTACTGGAAGAGAAGATTAATAGCAAGTTCAAATACGCCAAATTCAAGCTATTTTCAGAGCAAATCAACGGTGGGCTAACAGAAGTATGCGAGACGCTTTTCAAAGGCGTGCCATACTCCTCAGGGCTTAATAATGCGGCGAAAATTAATGTTGGATTAGACATCATTAATACACTTTCCGAACATTACGGTTTCTCAGCTCCAATCTTTGTTGATAACGCGGAAGCAGTCACGAAATTAATTGATACAAAGGCTCAGGTGGTCAGCCTAATCGTTTCAGAAGCGGATAAGGTACTTAGGGTAGAACAGATAGAAAATAGCTTAGAGGAGGCAATTTAATGAGTAATCAATTAGCACTAATTAAAAAAGATACGGTTGATATTGTAGCGGCAAAGGTAAAAGAATTTCAGGAAAAGGGAGAGGTTCATTTCCCTGCTAACTACAGCCCAGAGAATGCCATGAAATCTGCATGGCTTATCCTGCAAACTATCAAGGATAGAAACCAAAAACCCGCATTAGAGGTTTGTACAAGAGACAGTGTTGCGAACGCTCTTTTGGATATGGTTGTTCAAGGGTTGAATCCAGCGAAGAAACAAGGTTATTTCATCGTTTACGGCACCGTACTTGTGTTTCAAAGATCCTATTTCGGTACGATGGCCGTTACCAAACGTGTAACCGATGCAAAAAACATCGACGCAGCTGTCATTTATGAAGGGGATGAAGTTGACTACGAAATAGTTAACGGTCGAATCACCAATCTTACACATAAGCAGAAATTCGGAAACATCAACAAAGACAAAGTAATCGGAGCATATGCAACCATCGTGATGGATGATGGTAGCGTTTACCACGAACTAATGACAATTGATGAAATCAGAAAAGCTTGGAGCAAAGCTCAATTTTGGGCAAAGGGGCAATCGGTAGAAAAAGAGGGAAGTACGCACGATGAATTTAAGGGAGAAATGGCAAAGAAAACAGTTATAAACCGTGCTTGTAAAAAGTTTATGAATTCTTCCGATGATAGTAGCTTGGTTATGCAGCATGTTAATCGTGCAGATGATGCGGCGGAGGAAGCGCAACTAGAAGAGGAAATTAAAAATAACGCCAATGGCGAGATTATCGATGTGGAGTTTGAAGAATCACCTAAAGAACCAGCACAAATTGAAAATAACGAACCTCCTCACATCGAAGTACAACAACCACAAATGGAATATGTGGGCGGTCCAGGGTTTTGATTGAGATTAAAGCTTTAGCTTCCAGTAGTAAGGGGAACTGTTATCACGTAACGGATGGTAGTACTCCCCTCCTTTTGGAATGTGGGATTGCCTACAAAGAGATTATGCGTGGTCTTAACTTTCAAGTTTCATCGGTAGCAGGCTGTCTAGTCACCCATGAACATAATGACCATGTGAAAGCGATAAAGGATGTTATGAAGGCTGGAATCGATGTGTACGCTTCGAAAGGAACATTTGAGTCACTTAGTATTAGCGGACACAGAACGAAGCCTGTAACGGTCAAAGAACAATTCCGAATAGGTACATGGACCATCTTACCTTTTGAAGTGGAGCACGATGTCAGCGAACCAATTGGATTTCTCTTGGCTAACCAGCAGGGTGAGAAATTACTTTTTGCTACTGACACGTATTTCATCCGTTACAAGTTTAAAGGGCTTACACACATCATGGTCGAGTGCAATTACAGCCTAGCTATCCTTAATCAAAACGTAGCCGAGGGGTTTATAGATAAAGGCAGAAAAAAACGACTCATGCGGTCCCATTTCAGCTTGGAGAACGTGAGGGAATTTTTAAAAGCCAATGATTTATCAAAGGTACAGGAAATTTGGTTGCTGCATCTTTCAGATACAAATTCAGACGCGGATCTATTCAAAAAAGAAATTCAAAAGCTTACCGGGAAAGTTGTTAAAGTACCTTAGACCCAAAATGCGAAATAAAAAAGGAGTGAAATTTATGTGGATGGTTTGGAGTCACGACAACGGTTTAGTTCTTACAACGGATAACAAGCAAGAAGCCGAAAAGGTATATGACGAAGAAAAACAATGGTACAAAAACTCATTTGATGATGAATTTACTACAGATGAACACGTTGTATTAGCAAAAATCGAAAAACAATTTTATTCAGAAGACACAAAACAGCCTGTTTATGAAGAAGCTGAAGATGGCGAAGAAATTGAAACTGGTGACACGTATTGGGATTGGAAAGAAGATATTCTATAGTTCGCTTTACGAAGAAAAACCCTACAGAAAGATGGTGTTTGTACCGTGAATTTAGAACAAATGGAAAAACACTTCCTTCAAAAGCAAGAATTACTCAAAAATCTTGGTGACGATATGGAGTTTAAAATGATCTTTTCCGTTATTAGATACGCACAGCAACTTCAAGAAGAAAATGATAAATTAACTGTTTTAAATCGCCATTATTACAACAAATTCTATAACGGGGACATTGATAAGATGGTGCAGGATTTTAAGTATTTGATGGACAGTAATTGATTAATTCCAGTTGCAAACTAACTAAAAATGGAGGAGAAACAATGCCAAATTGGTGTGAAGGTAATTTAAAGGTACGTGGCTCCAAAGAAAATATTAGAAGGTTTTTGTTAGAGGCATTTACACCTATTCATCCAATGATTATTCAAGCTCTAAGACCAGACTTGAAAGCCCCAGATGTAAATTTAATTGAGGATGAGTGGTCAATGAGAATTGAGTCAACAGGGAATGATGGTTTTCATGTGAAAGGAACGCGTAGAAATTTTATTGAAAGTAGCTCCATTGAGTGGGAAATTCGGGATGAAGATGCCGAAACGCATGTTTTAGTTATCGAGGATTACAAGGCTGCTTGGGGTATTGATGCTAATCCTTTAGCAGAACTATCAAAAGAATATGGTATTGACCTTAAAATTTATGCCTTTGAACGTGGCATGGAATTTAACCAAGATATTGAGATTCATAAGGGAACGATTATCAAAAATGATGAGATTCAATTTAAAGACTATCAATGGGAATGTATCCAGCCAAATTTAGGAGGTTGAAAAACCTCTTTTCTTTTAGCCGAATGGCGAAATTTGAGGAATGAAACTAATCATAAAAATAAAAGCGGTGCATAGGAGGAGAAACGAATGAATCAGTTAGTGTTCGTGGAAAAAGGTCATGTTGTCACAGATTCATTAACAGTTGCAGAAGTGTTTGGAAAAAGGCACGACAGAGTGCTTCAAGATATTCGCGATCTAGGGTGCAGTGAAGAATTTAGAGTCCACAATTTCGTGGAGTCCACTTATGTTAATTCTCAAAATAAAGAGTTGCCAATGTATTACGCAAGCAAAAAAGGATTTACTCTTTTGGCCATGGGTTACACCGGGAAAGAGGCAATGAAATTTAAAGAAGCGTATATTGACCAATTTGAACAAATGGAAGAGGAATTGAAGAAGCCGCGAGTTCTATCCGAAAAAGAACAACTCATGGCATCGATGAAACTCTCACTAGAAACAGCAGAAGAAATAACAATCGTTAAAACTGAAATAAAAGAGGTACGAGGCATGGTGGAAAATCAAATCACCTTGGATCACGGGGAACAGCGCAGAATCCAAAAGGCAGTCAACAGCAGGGTATATGGGTTGGAAAGTGATAAAGAGATTCGTGGAAAGCTATTTAGCGAGCTTCATAGGGAGATTAAAGACCGCTTTGCGGTAACCAGCTACAAAGACATCAAGCGTAAGGATATGCAGTCAGCTGTCCGCTACATAGAGGCTTGGGTGCCGAGGCGAGTGTCATGATACTAGCAGCTTATTTGTTTTCAGTATTTACCTTCATTGTCGGGTTCATGCTTGGTGATTTCACAGCGGAAGGGAGGTGCGGTAAGTGAAACCAAAACATAGCAAAGTTGATACAAGAGGTCATTTGTGGGTAGCTTGTTCAGAATGTAATCGTGGTGGTAATGGCGAACAGGATTGTTCCTCAGGATGGAAGATAAAACGAGGTGGCAAAAACGGATGTTTTTTAGGTGTGTTATTACCGAAGTTTAATTCAACAAAATAAACCCGATGCTACCAACATCGGGCCCAATTCAAAAACTAAGCATTATTAGTCTATCACGATTTACGAGATTTATACCAAGGAAGTTAATAAATAGGCGGTGACCACTTTGCAAGGATGGGTAAGCATCCACAGGAAAATCATGAATAATCCAGTATGGCAGGATTCCAAACTATTGAAATTGTGGATGCTCTGTCTTCTGGAAGCTTCACATAAAGATCATGAGCAGCTAGTAGGTAAACAAATTATAAAACTTCAACCAGGTCAATTTGTTACAGGGAGATTTTCCTTGGAAAAATCTTATAACGATGGTGTGAAAAAGAGCGAAAAGGTCCCAGAAAGTACACTTTGGCGGTGGTTAAAGTTTTTAGAAACTAATGATTTTCTGAACATCAAATCAACTACTAAATACAGTGTTGTAACAATAAAAAACTGGAATCTTTATCAACCTAATGAGCAACAAATGAACAACAAATGGACAGCAAATGAACAACAAGTGAACACAAACAATAATGGTAATAAGGGTAATAATGAAAAGAATTTAAATACTACTACTACGCCAGAGAAATTAATCATGGATTTTTGGGATTCAAACGGTTTTGGATTTACTAATACAAGTGCAAAAAATAAATTGCTTATGTTTTTGGATGAAGGGTTAGAGGCAGATGTAATTTTAAGAGCTTTGGAGATTGCTAGTAATAACAACAAGATTAGTTATGCCTATGTTGAAAAGGTATTAATCGATTGGAGTAAACGTGGCTTAAAGACCATGAAATTAGTACAAGCAGCAGAGGCGGAGCGTGAGCAACAAAAGAATCAAAAACAAGCGAGATCCGGTTCATATAAAAAACCAATCAGACAAGAGCAAATGCCTGAATATATGGACCAGGAGTATGTCCCGGTACCGGTTGATTCAGATGAAATAGAAACGAAAAAACGCGCAATGGAAGAAAAGCTAAAACAGTTTAGGAAGTGAGGTTGATTCCTTTTGAAATTGGGTGACAAAGTAAAACTTTCCAAGGTTTTAGTTAAATCACATGATCATCTACCTGACAATCCTGACTTAATGACACCGGAGCAAAAAGATAAATGGGAAGATGGCGACCCAATCTGGGTACAAAAACGAATTATCAAAGGATTCGAAAGTGCTAGGGAAGGAATTATTGTCGGCAAAAGAAGAATTAGCGTTTCAAACCTTTTGGATTGGGTTGAAGGAGATTTCTACATGGGTGTATACAGTGATGTCGGAAAGTTCCAATCGATTGAGACAACTTTCGAAACAGTTTATCTGGTTGCTTGCGATATGAAAGGTCTTAACTATGTTCGTCCAGGTGATTTAGAAGTTTTAAAGATTGATAGTAACAAACCACCATACATGGATTTGGATGATTAGGAGGAGCGAACGTGGATTTAAAACTACAAAATATCAAAGACCTGTTAGATTGCGCAGATGATAAAGATATTTCTGAGTTATTTGCTCGAAAGATGTTGTGGTTGATACAAACGGTGGAAAAACAACAGAAGGAAGTTGAACAATATCAGCTCCAAGAAACATTGCTCCTGGAACGCATCAAAAGAGACACCTTGCAGATTAAAGAAATCAAAGCAAAATGCCGATTCAAATTTGTTGAAAAAATGTTGGAAGAAAATACAAAACTAGCTAAAGAGGTTGCTAGGTTGAAAGGAGAAGTGCTGGTATGAGCGATACTACCACCGTGCTTCATTGTCCGAAATGTAACGAGGTCGGGCATGTGGACAGATTTAAGGACTTAAACATTTTTGTTCGCATGGAATGTCCGAAATGTAACTTTAGATGGAAAACACTTTCGAAGCGTTGCAAGAAATGCTTTAAGCCGAATGGATTTGCAGTCGAAGGGTACTGCTCCAGTTGTTATTCAGAAATGTATCGTTGACCTAAAAGGCGAAGGAGTGCAATTTATGAAACAACCAAAAATTAAGATTTTCGGTAACGTACACAAAGTAATGCAAATTGAATTTAACAAAGTTGGCTCGATTGAAAAGATTGTATATCAGGTTGGCGAAGACGTTAATAAGTCAGTGTTTAGAGGAGATACGATTATTAATCAATCATTAACAAGTGAGCGTAAAATACAAAAACCAACTCAACATCCGTATCACGATTACTCTTATGCTCCTGATTTGGAACGTTTACTTGTTACTACGTAGTTCGATGATTATAGCGGTGCTAATAATCGGGTAGGTATTTGTATAAACCAACGAGAAAAACAGCGCAGGAGGGAAATCTGAAAGCGTGAGGTGTATATATGGGTCTTTTATATAAATCTGTAAATCTACAAAAGAATATGAAACATGAAATGGTGCTGGATAGATTGCTTGAGTTGGGTATCACGCAAAATCAAACAGGTACATCGGTGCATGAATTGGATTATGAAGAATTGAAAATGGTGTGGGTCCTAGCAGAAATGAAACAGGTGGATGTGGATCATCCAGACCATAAGTGGTTCCGATAAGAAAGGGGAAAAACATGAATCTATCAAAATTGTTTGAAATGCAAAAGCCATTACGGGAACGGATTATTAAAAAACATAATTTAGAAGGGCAAGACCTATTTCCTAATATGAATTTAGCCTTGCTAGTAGAAATAGGAGAATTAGCGAATGAATGGCGAGGGTTTAAACATTGGAGCAATGACCGGGAGCCGAGAATTAAAGCTAAATGTACAAATTGTAAAGGGAAAGGATTTTACGAATACTTCGATGCATTTGAAATGTTTGAATCTCAATATTCTACAGAACCATGCACTGACTGTGAAGGAACTGGCTTTCAAAAAAATAAAAACCCACTCCTTGAAGAATATGCCGATTGCTTAAGCTTTATTTTGGAACAAGGTATTGAAATTGGTGTAGATACGAACAAGGACTATAAACAATTCGAGAAAACATCGATTTTAGGGCAATTTAATTTACTTTTCGATTTGGTTAGCTTTTTTTACTACCATAAGACACAAAAAACGTATGAAAGAATTGTTAATGTCTTTCTTGGACTCGGTGCCATGCTTGGATTTGAGTGGGAACAGATCGAGAAAGCGTATATGGAAAAAAATGCCGTTAATCACAAGAGGCAAGAGGACGGATATTAAATGGCTGATTCAAAGTATGGCAATAAAATGGTTACCATCGATGGTCATAAATTCGACAGCATAGCAGAATCAAAATATTACTTGCAACTCAAATGGTTAAAGCAAGCCAAGCAAATAAAGGATTTTAAGCTCCAACCTAAATTTGTTCTGCAGGAAACTTTTAAAAAGAATGGGAAAACCTTTCGCAGCATTGTCTACAAAGCAGATTTCAAGGTTTATAGATTAGATGGTTCTATCGAGATTGTAGACATCAAAGGGGCAATCACCAAGGAATTTGCTATCAAGAGAAAACTGTTTGAACGGAAATACTTAGATACTTTAACAATACTAAAGTATGACAAGAAAAAGGGATTTGTGGAGGTGAAGTGATGGATCTGCAAGAAAACTTAATATCCCTTGATGAAGCCAGAATTATTCGAGGTCGTGAAAAGATATGTAAATGTCCAAAAAGAAAAGTAGTAATAGACACCACGAACCGACGCGTCACTTGCAGTAGTTGTGGGGCTGTTGTGGACCCTTATGATGCATTACTAGATTTTGCACGAAGAAGAGAAGAATTAACAGAAAATGTCGAACGGTTGCTAGAACAACGAAAAGAAATTGCAAGCTATAAACCATGGTTAAAAGTGATAAAAAACTTAGAGTCTCACTACAGGGGTCATAAGATGATACCTAATTGTCCAAGATGCTCTGAACCGTTTTATCTTGAAGAATTAGTTCACTGGACGGGTAAGCCATACGCTGATGCTAGAATAAAACGATATAAAGAAGCACACGAAAAAGAAGAGTGAAAGCGAGGGAATATCTTGCAAAGAGTCGTTATTGCTGATGATCGGTCTAAATGGATGATTAGGGAAGACAACATGATGATTTGCCAAACAAGATGTTCCCTTTATAGGAATTGCGCCAGTCGCTTCGGGGTGGATTGTAAGCGACTAGGTGGTACCCAAATTGCGAAGGTGAGGGAAGGTAATGGCAAACAAGGTAAAGCAAAAGCGAAGGCTAAGAAAAGCCATCACACGTCGCAAAAAGGATAGGCTAAAAGCTGCTTGGCGTAACCTATTCGTGAAGGCAGGGATATTTAATGAGTAATGCCTTTCGAAAAATGAAAAGGGAAATGAAGCCGAAAAGGGATATTCAATTAAATCTACAATTAGCGGAATCACTGATATTTAATCGAGGGTTTTCTGCAGGAGCAAAAGAACAGCGAGAAAAGGACATCGAGCAGCTAGTGGATCTCCTAGAAACATTAGAGGATCTCCACGGCATCGGAGAAATTACAGCGGATAAGATTAGGGAAATGTTCTTGAGTAGGTTCGGAAAATAAACAAAACCCTCAGGCACGGTCCGGTCAGAGGCCTGAGGGAAATTAATTTGAAAATGGGTAATAAATGAACCCATTGAAAGATTATCAAATTATCAATCTATTGTAAATATATGACACGAAATATACATGGTTAGGAGGTAAGCTAGTGCAACTTGATTTATTCAGAGAAATTATTGTCGATAACTTTGCGGGTGGGGGAGGAGCTTCGACAGGAATCGAAATGGCAACAGGTTTAAGTGTAGATATTGCCATAAATCATGATCCAGCTGCTATTGCAATGCATAAGGCTAATCATCCTGATACTGAGCATTACTGCGAGAGTGTTTGGGATGTGGACCCGGTAATGGCAGTTAGAGGTCGTAAAGTCGGACTTGCTTGGTTTAGCCCTGATTGCAAGCATTTTTCTAAAGCAAAAGGTGGGAAACCAGTTAACAAAAATGTTCGAGGATTAGCTTGGATTGCAGTTAAGTGGGCAATCGCAGTAAAGCCTCGCGTCATTATGTTGGAGAATGTGGAAGAGTTTAAGACCTGGGGACCATTAACAGAGGATGGATATCCTGATACTTCTCAAAAAGGGAAAACCTTTCAATCGTTTGTGAAAGCGTTAGAGTCCCTTGGTTATCAAGTGGAGTTTAAAGAGTTAAAGGCTTGTGATTATGGAGCTCCTACTATTCGGAAAAGATTCTTTATGGTTGCTCGATGCGATGGAAAACCAATTGAGTGGCCACAACCTACTCATGGTGATCCAAACAGTTTAGCCGTTCAAGTTGGAAAATTAAAGCCTTGGCGGCCATCAAGCGAAATCATTGATTGGTCAATTGGTACACCATCTATTTTCACTAGAAAAAAAGCACTGGCAGAAAATTCATTACTTCGGATAAGCAGAGGGATACAGAAGTTTATAACCGATAGCGAGCGTCCGTATATCGTCGATGACAAGGCTTGCTTCATCCAACATTACTATACGCATCAAGGCAGTGAAACGAGGGCTAGTAGTCTATATGAGCCGTTAGCAACTGTACCTACTGCTAATCGATTTGGTTTGGTAACAGCTTTTATTGCCCAACATTATAAGTCATCCACAGGACATGCATTAGAACAACCTTTAGGGGCAATTACCACTGTTAATAAAGCTAGTTTGGTAGCAGCGTTTCTAATGAAATACTATGGCAGTGATGTTGGACAATCCCTAAATGATCCGCTCCATACAATTACAACAAGAGATCGCTTCGGGTTAGTGACATTACAAGGACAAGATTATCAGATTGTAGATATCGGGATGAGAATGCTACAACCTCATGAACTATATGCCGCACAAGGGTTTCCAAATAACTACATTATCGATAAAGACTTTGACGGAAAACCCTATCCTAAAACGGAGCAAGTCGCCAGATGTGGCAATGCTGTACCACCACCGTTTGCAGATGCACTTGTAAGAGCAAATCTACCGGAATTTTGTGTTAAGACAAACCGGTATAAGCAAGTGATAGGTAACTGATGACAAAAAGTACGAAATAAAGAAAGGTGAAAAATAATGGATAAAACACTAGAGGTAATTGAAAAATTAAAAGATTATCCAGATAGAGAATTAATCTTTATGTACCCCGAAGAAGGTTCAGACCATTACTATACACTTGGTCAACCTTCGAAAGTTCTAGTGGATGAGTATGTAACTATTGATGGAACAGTGTATTTAAAAGGTGATGAAGACGTAGCAGAAACTCTTGCAGATGGAATTGCCGATGAACTATTTTCGTACGAAAACTTCCCATTATCTGAAGAACAGAACAAAGAGGTTGATGAAAAACTAGAAAAAGTAATCGCTGAACTTGATTGGAAAAAGGCGATTGTGGTCTATATTCAACCCAAATAAACTAATGCGTCTTTCGAAAAAGAGTTGAAGGAAGTGAGCAAATGGGTAGTTGGAAAGAAGCGAGACCAAGGCAATTAA